TGAGGTATTTGGATACCAAGAGCGTTGGGCAGAGTATCGCTATAAGCCGAGCCAGATTACTGGCCTCTTTAGGTCTACGGCGTCCGGAACATTGGACGCTTGGCATTTGGCGCAGAATTTTGGTGATTTGCCTACGCTTAACAGTGAGTTTATTGAGGATACCCCTCCAGTGGAGCGGGTCGTTGCGGTAGGCGCAGCTGCTAATGGTCAGCAGTTTTTGCTTGATGCGTTTTTTGACATCAAGATGGCTAGACCTATGCCGTTGTACTCGGTACCTGGACTTATTGACCACTTTTAAGGGGGTCATATGGGTTTGCTCGATGTTGTTAAGGTGGTGGCGGAGCCGTTTAAGGCGGCTTCGCCTATTTTTCCAGCTATTAGTGCTGCCGCCAGTTTGTTTGGCGGTTTGAGTCGTAATAAGGCTCAAACTGAGGCTGCTTCTGCACAGCAGGCGTTTCAGCAGGAGATGAGTAGTACAGCTTATCAGCGTGCGATGGCTGACATGAAAGCTGCTGGTCTTAATCCTATGTTGGCAGCTAAATTGGGTGGTGCGTCAACACCTGGTGGTGCTATGCCCAATTTGATGGATGCGTTTACGCCAGCAGCGCAGACTTATGCGTCAGCTATGCAAGCTCAATCTCAGGAGAGTTTGCAGTCTATGCAAACTCAAGTAGCTGAAGAGACTGTGGATAAGATTGAACAGGAAGTTAGGAATTTGAGAACTGTTCAAGAGAAGGATCAACAGGCTATTAATTTATTGGTTGCTCAGATTCAGACTGAGATGGAGCGTAATAAGACGCAGAAGGAAATAACGCAACAGACGATTGAGACGTATCGTAAGTTGCGTGAAGAGACAACGTTGTTGAAGAACGATGTTAGCGCGCAAGCTGCTTTAGATAATTTAGGAAGAGTGGCCGGTGCTGCAAAGCCGGCTGTTGATTTGTTGAAGGGTGTTATTCAACTTTTTGGAGGTAAGTAATGGCGACGTTTGTTCGTAATCCATATAACTATGATGTTAATGAAGCGTCGGAGCAGTCCGCGCTTTATTGTACAGATGGAACTCGCACCCAGCAGAATTTTAAGGCTGAGTGCGATATTAATTACATGCTTAAGAAGTTTGGTGTCGCTGGTTTGCCGGCGGGTGCCCGTATCCCTGAATACGGGGATTTTTCCGGTATAACCGATTATCACAGCGCCATGAACGCTGTGATTGACGCCAGGATGGCGTTTGACGCGCTTCCGTCAGTTGTTCGGAAGCGTTTTGGTAATGACGCAGGAGCGTTTGTTGATTTTTGCGCTGATGAGCGCAATCGGGAGGAGCTGGTAGAGATGGGGCTTATAGAGCCCCAGAAGGCCGTTCAAGCGGCCGAAGCCAGCGTTTCGGAGGGTGGTACACCCTCCGTGGCACAGTGATCTACTTGATGTAACTGTGCCAGGTGACACCAACTAGGAGAGATCTATGAGACCGGTAAATCGCAAGTCTGTTTCTAAGTACAAGTCGTCTAGGATGTTTAAGCGTAATGTGAAGCGTACGAAGATGCCAAATCTTCGTTCTAATCCTATGCGTGGTGGATGGCGGATGTAAGATGCCTTGTTACCACCCCTTGCAGGCGTATAAGACGGCTGCTGGTGATGTGGTTTTTTATGAGAACGCCCGGTTTGATATCGTACGCTCCCTCACGCTGCCATGTGGGCAGTGCGTAGGATGTCGGCTGGAGCGTTCTCGCCAGTGGGCTGTTAGGTGCATGCATGAAGCAAGTCTGTGGCAGAAGAACTGCTTTATCACATTGACCTACAATGATGATTGGGTGCCAGAAGATAAGTCGTTGCATTACGACCATTTTCAAAAGTTCATGAAGCGGCTACGGAAACGCTTTAGCGGTTACGAAGAAGATTCTCAAGGTAAGCGGCCGATCAGGTTTTATATGGCGGGCGAGTATGGTGAGAATTTTGGACGTCCGCATTTTCATGCGTGTTTGTTTAATTTTGATTTTGAGGATAAGACGTTTTGGCAGAAGACGTCGTCTGGGTCCGTGATATATAGGAGCCAGGCTCTTGAGGAGTTATGGACTGATCCAAAGACGGAAATGTCTTTTGGGTATAGTTCAGTAGGAGATGTTACTTTTCAGTCAGCTGCGTATGTTGCTCGTTATATTATGAAGAAGCAAACAGGTAAGAATGCAGATGATCATTATGAGTTTGTACACCCGGTGACGGGTGAAGTTAGTTTAAGAAGGCCGGAGTTTAACAAGATGTCTTTGAAGCCAGGTATTGCAGCTCAGTGGTATGAGCAGTGGAAGGATGATGTTTACCCACATGATTATGTGGTTGTGAATGGTAAGCAAGTTAAGCCGCCTCGTTACTATGATCGAAAGTTTGCGAAGGAGTATCCAGTTGAGTTTGACATGATTGAACTTGACAGGTATAAAAGGCGTTGTGAGCGTGAAGTCGATACAGACGACAGGCTTGCGGTAAAGGAGAAGGTCGCGAAAGCGCGCCTTCAGTCGTTGAAACGTACACTTACGTGAGGAGTAAGTATGAAGATGATTGTTTGTTCTATTAAGGATCGGGCTGCCGAAGCATTTGGCCGTCCGTTTTTTTTGCCAGCTGTTGGTGTCGCCGTTAGGTCTTTTCAGGACGAGGTTAATCGGCCTGCAGAAGACAATCAGGTGTATCAGCATCCTGATGATTTTGATTTGTATGAGCTCGGTTCGTTTGATGATTCAAACGGCCGTTTTGAGTTGTATGAGGACCCGAAGGTGCTTGCAATGGGTAAGCAACTGAAGGTGCGTAAGTAAATAAGCCGGGGGCTCTTCAGATATGAAGGGCCCTCGGAATTTGGAGGATCGATATGCATCGTAATCAGTCGGTAAATGTTCACCAATTCGCTATGATTCCGCGTGCGGATATTCCGCGTAGTCGGTTTGATAGTCAGAAAGCGTATAAGACTACGTTTGATTCTGGTTATTTAGTGCCTGTGTATTGTGATGAAGTGCTGCCAGGTGATACTTTTAATCTCAAGATGACTGCGTTTGCTCGATTGGCTACGCCGTTGTTTCCAATTATGGACAACATGTATCTTGATACTTTCTTTTTCTTTGTACCTAATCGCCTTATTTGGGAAAATTGGCAGAAGTTTATGGGTGAGCGTACGCCTGACCCTGATTCTTCCATTGATTATGTTGTACCTACTACTACCAGTCCTGCTGGTGGTTACGCTGTGGGTTCTTTGCAAGATTATATGGGCTTGCCAACTGTTGGGCAGATTGGCGGTGCTGCTACTGTTGAGCATTGTAGTTTTTGGCCACGTGCTTATAACTTGATTTGGAATGAGTGGTTCCGTGATCAGAATTTGCAAGATAGTGCTGTTGTCGATCTTGGCGATGGTCCTGATGATCCCGCCGATTACGTTTTACGTCGCCGTGGTAAGCGTCATGACTATTTTACGAGTTCGTTGCCTTGGCCTCAGAAGGGTGATCCTGTTACGTTGCCGTTAGGTGGCCAAGCGTTAATTAAGAACGATGGTGTTGCTGGTGGTCAGTTGACTATTCGTGGCGCTGACAGTAACCCACATGCTCTTAATACTTCTTATGCTGTGTTGTCTTATAACGCAGCATCTGTTACAGAGAATGCGTTGTATGCTGATTTGTCGTCTGCTACAGCTGCGACTATTAATCAGCTTCGTCAGAGTTTTCAGATTCAGAAGTTGTTAGAAAGGGACGCTCGTGGTGGCACTCGATATACTGAAATTATTCGTGCTCACTTTGGCGTGGTTAGTCCAGATGCTCGTTTGCAGCGTCCTGAATATCTTGGTGGTGGTTCTACTCCCGTTATTATTAATCCTATTGCGCAGACCAGCGCAACGGGTTTGGCTGAGAACACTACTCCACAAGGTAACCTTGCAGCTATGGGTACAGCTCTCGCACAGGGCCATGGTTTTACGTACTCAAGTACTGAGCATGGTGTGATTATTGGCCTTGCGGCTGTGAGGGCAGATCTGACGTATCAACAGGGTTTGCATAAGATGTGGAGTCGTCAGACTCGTTACGATTTTTATTTTCCTGCTTTTGCTACGCTTGGTGAACAAGCGGTTCTTAATAAGGAAATTTATGTCCAGGGTACTGCTGAGGATGATGAGGTATTTGGATACCAAGAGCGTTGGGCAGAGTATCGCTATAAG